AATGTATACTTTTCCAGCATATTGGACAGATAAATTAAAAATAGATTTCCTACAAAGAGTTGTTTTAATACATAGCTATTTGTACTATGAAGAGGATAGTCCAAAATGGAGTGATAAAAAGTTTGATGAAATAGCACAGCAGTTAGTAAGAGAACAAAAAGTATATTCACAGAAAACAATTAGAATAAATACACAGTATGGATATGTTTTCTATGATTTTGATGGAACAACAGGTTTTGATTTGTTTAGTAGGCTGAATGGAATGGACAAACAGTTCATTGGTAAACTAGCAAAACAAATTATAAAAGGAGAATAGGAAAACAAAATGATGGTATATGGAAGAAGTAGGTGGTAAAACAAATGGTAAATAAACAACAATCACAGAAAGACATAGAACAGGAAAGAATAAAAGGCGCAATAAATATTTTATTAAAAAGGCATAATAATTTTCCTTGTTTGAAATGGGAATGTAGGAATGGTAATTGTTTAGCACGTAAATATAAAGACTGTGGTAGAGAATGTCAATTCTTTAGCTGTCTAGGCTGTAAATATGTTAGTGAATGTGTAGGAGAAATAACAAAAGTACAATAGGGAGGTAAAACAAACATGGAACAAAACATATTAAAAAGGTACAATGAAATACATGTAATGCTTTGGGAAGAAGTGTTAAAAGTATTTGCAAGTAGAACAAGCAATATAAGTGATATTAAATATTACAAAGAAAATGGACAATTAAATAAGCTATATATATTTAATGTAAAAAGAACAGCATTATTTAATTTATTTGTTAGAGGACAGATAACAGAAACAGAAAAGAATAATTTATTAATGTCTTGTGACTGCTCAGCTTGCTATATTGCAAGTAAAGAATGTGATTTACAGTATAGATTTGATTCAAAATGTAATTATTGTCCTATAGAAAAATGGAGAGGAATTGATAAACATTGTAATGACTATTGTACATTACAGGACAGAATGGACAATTTAATTGGATACATAATAAAATGTGTTGATGGCAAAGAAAAGTTCAACCTAGGGGCATATATGAGCCTTAGAAAGGATATTATGAAAAAGATGTATATAGTAGCGCATTTAGAATGGGGGTATGAAGATTAAATGTTAAATGGAAAAGGAAGTAACTATAGCTATGTAATAGTACAAACAGAAACAAGATTCAAAGACTTGTTTGGAACAGCAGAACTCAATGAAGCAAGAAAGAACTACAGAAGCAAAAGCACACATAGACTTGGCTTGGGATATATCAAATACCTTGAAGAATTAACAAAACAAAAACTAAAAGAACAGGATGGTGAAACAGATGAAGATTGAAAAAGAATATAATGTACAGGAACTTGCAAACAAAGTAAAAGAAAAAATTGAAAATTGTGGAGAATGTGGAACAAAGCGTGTTGGTCTTGATGTCATAACAGCACAGAAGATTGTAGATGTTTTGGAAGTAGTAGCAAGCTGGGAAAAGGATAAAACAAATGAATAAACGTAGTACAAAGTGGTACAGAAAGAATGAAGCAGAAGTAATGCACAGGTTAGGTTTAAAACCTACAAAAAACAGTGGTGCTGGATGGATAGAAAAATGTGATGGAGAGAGCGAGAATTTCCTTTGTGAGCTTAAAAGTACAGATCATGAAAGTTTTAGTATTAAGCAAAGTGTACTTCATGTATTAGAGCATCATGCTTTAGAAGCTCATAAAATACCTTTATTTGCCTTTCAGTTCATTAATAGGGATGAAGTATGGGTCGCAATAAAAGAAGAGGATATACAGGCATATAGGGAGATTATAGAGCGTGATGTATTAAATAAGTTAGAAGAGGAAAATGAAGAATTCTTAAAAAAATATAAAATCTGCAAGAAGGGTATTGACAACCAAAGTGAAGAAGAGTATTATAAGGGGGAGAAAGAAAGAGGGGGTTCTGAAGCTGTTAGCTTCATGCCAAACACAGATAAGTTAAACAACTTAGATTCTAACTCAAATAGAAATAGTGATACAAAACAAAGTATTAATGTTATAGATGTTAATAAAGTAAAACATAACATAAATGCAAGAAACAACTATTTCAAACAAAAAGAACAGGAAAGAAGAAAACAAGAACAGAAGTTTAGAACAGAAAGGAGAAAAACAAAACAGTGGAAAGAAAGTTACAACAAAAAGGGATAGCTACTTTTGAGGGTTTAACTATTGGAAAAAACAAAACAGTACAAGTTAAGTTTAAACTCCGATATGATGAAATCCTAACAAGTGTAGAACTATTACAGGGATTAAACAATGACATTACTTTACATGCAAAAGGAGCTACAAGTAGAGCAGTAAATTTAGGTATGTTCACAATTGGAGCAATTAACTTTGACAAAGATGGGAATGCAACAATCCCATTTAAGTCACTTGTGGAAAATGTAAACTTAGATAACATTTGTTCATTGGTGGATGAAGAATATATCATGCTTAAGTTTATGGCAGTATTAGAACTTCCAGACAACGGAGAAGAGGGAGGTGGAGAAGAATGGGAAGATTAACATTCAGAGAACTTTCCTCAAGACGTTTCAAGGACAGAAGAAATGTAGTAATTTCTGAAGCGTACAATAGTGAAACAAACAAAGTAGGTTATAGTGTTGCAGAACAGCTTGTAACAGAAGAAGATGGAAAAGAAACAAAGGTATTTCTTAAAGGCAGTTTAGGAATCCTTGATGAAGATGGTTTAATTGCATTGCTTGACTGTGTTTTAGAAGCATGTGAAGCTGTTGGACTTGTAGAACATGCTGAGACATGCGAATGCTGTGAAGAAGAAAGTAAATAAATTAATGTTTTATTTTATCAAATAACTATTGACAAAAACAAAAACATATGTTAATATTTAAGAGTAAACAAATAAAGCAGATTCAAGAAACAAATTAAGAGAACAAAGTAAAAGAAAAAGGAGAATGAAAAATGGCAAATAATTGGACAGCCTATGAAGCGGCAAAAGAAATTATTGAGGGAAAGAACAAAGAAAACATCTGTGAGATTGGTTCACGTTATCCAATGCTTACAAGAGAGGTAGCAGTAGCAGGGGATAAGATTCTTGTAATTCTTAAAGCACTTCCAAAGGTAACAGCAAGAGTTCTTGAAACAGGACTTAAAGATGGTGTGGAAGTTGAAACAGAAGTAGAAGAGGAAACAAAAGAAACTGAAACAGAAGCAGAGGATGATGAACTTGACTACACTGATATGACAAGTGCAAACCTTTACAAGCTGTGTTGTGCAAGAGGAATCTCTTCTAAGTGTAAATCAAGAAAGAAAGATGCACTGATTGAACTCCTTGAAAAGTTTGACAGAGGTGAGCTTGACGAGGAAGAGCCTAAGAAAGAAACAAAGAAAGCTAAAGCAACATCTAAGAAACAGGCTAAGAAAGAAGAAGAGCCAGTTGATGAAGATGATGATTGGGATACAGAGGATGAAGAAGAGAAAGACCCATATGAGGGTAAAACAGCAATGGAGCTTTTCAAAATGTGTAAAGAGCATGGTATTAAAACAAAACCAAAACAGAAAGCAGATGCCTATGTAAAACTTCTGAAAGCCGCTGATGCAGAGTCCGAAGCAGAAGAAGCAGAGGATGATGAAGATGATGATTGGGAAATCTAAAACAAACAAATAAATAAAACAAACGTTGCATAGATGTTGATAAAAGGCAGGAGGTAGGAAGTGTTCTATTTCTTGCCTTTTTTATTAAGAGGAATAAAACAATGAAAACAGAAGAGATTTTAAACTTAGATTGTACAAAACAGGAGAACATAAAAACATTAAACAGTTTTCTTTGGAAAGTAAAACCAGTTGCAAAGATGCTTGAAAAACAAAACTATACAAAAACAGAGATTGCACCACTTGAAATATTAGAAAAAGCAATGCAAGGAATTTGTATCAGATATAACTACAGAACACAGAGCTTTATGCCATATTATGAACAACTTAATGAAACAAGAAAGTTCATATTCTATTCATGCTCATGTGTAAAAGTAAGGGAAACGCATGATTGGATTGGAACAGTATATGGTAAAACATTATGGGAGTTAGTTGCAAAGATTATTGTAAAGATATATGCAGATATTAAAGCGGATGCAAAGAAAGGAACAAACGAATGAAAGAATTGATATTTTATACA